TATACTTACGCAGGTTCAATACCTCATAATAGTAACGTAGTACATATCAAACCAGAAAACCGTTCTGTTTATATAGAATATCAAGGAAATAACAATACTGTTTATATAGCAGCATAAGGATTTACAATGTCATATAAGTGGCCTGATAAAGATAAAGATGAATTGCTTGACTACAATATTGATTGGTCACGTTTCTTAGGTGCAGATACTATTTCTGCAGTTACTTGGTTTATAGATGATGCAGACGGTGTTAAAACAGAAGTAAGTAATGCACAAATAGTAGATGGATTACAGTTTGTACAAGGTACGTATACAAACACGGTTGCTACTATTAGGTTAAGCTTAGGTACTAATAATAAAAGATATAAGATTACGTGTAAAATAACTACAGTAGGTGCATTACAGTATGAGCGCTCTGTATTATTGCGCGTGAAGGAGAAGTAATATGGCATACGATTATCTTGGATTAGTTAATGATGTAAATCGTAGGCTTAATGAAGTAGAATTAACATCTTCTAACTTTGCTGCTACTACAGGTTTTTACAGCTTTGCTAAAGATGCAGTAAACTCTTCTATTCGTCACATACAACAGGAAGAGTATGAGTGGCCTTGGAATCATGTAGAGCAAGAAGAAGTACTGCTTGCTGGTGAGGTTCGCTATAGCTTCCCTTACGATGCTAAGACTATCAATATGAATAGCTTTCGCATCAAGAGAAATGACAGTTTAGGCGTAGATACTGTTAAACTTAAAGTACTTAGCTATGAAGAATATCTTGACAAGTATGCTGACTATGAGTATAACTCTAGCACAAGTGGTAGAACAGTACCTCATTTTATTGTGAGGGCACCAAGTAGAGAATTACTGGTAGTACCTGCGCCTGATAAGGCATACGAATTAATTTATGAATATTACACAATTGGTTTTGATCTAGAGTTACATTCAGATGTACCAAACCTCCCAGAAATGTACAAATACGTAATAGTTGACGGTGCTATGTACTATGTCTACCAGTTTAGAGGTGACATGCAAGCAGCCCAAATGGCGATGCAGAAGTTTGAACAAGGCATCAAACAACTACGTAGTATACACATAAACCGTACAGAATATATCCGCGATACAAGAGTACACTTCTAATGGCAACACAATGGCAGACATTTCCTATTGAGTTTAGGGGTGGGCTTATGTCCAACCTTAGCCCTTTGCAGCATGGTACAAATGCTGTTGGTTCTGCTACTATACTACAAAACTTTGAAGCTAACAAAGAAGGCGGCTACTCTAAGCTAAGAGGTTATGAAAAGTACAGCACATCAACTGTGCCCGGCTCTGGCTCTATATTAGCACTTAAAGTTATTAGCTCTGGAAGAATAGTTACCGCACGTAAAAATGCTAGTAACTTCACGCAGTACTACTATGGTACAGGTTCTTCTTGGACAAGTATGGCAACAAGCGTTGGCACTAACGGTGGCAAAGCTAAGCATGTGTTATACAATCTAGATGGCGATGATAAAGTTATATTTGTTGATGGTACTAATTACCCTGCTATATATAACACTTCTGGCAACACTACTACCTTTATGACATCCTCTAATAGCACAGATGTGTTGGGTGCAGAACATGTAGCTGTATTTAAAAACACTGCCTTCTACGCTAAAGGTAACAACATATACTTCACTGCACCTTTTACTGTAGACGATTTCAGTGTAGCTAATGGTGCAGGTTCTATTAACGTAGCGAATGATATTACAGGTTTAGCAACATTTCGTGATCAGCTTATTATATTTACCTCTGATACAATTAAGCGACTGACAGGTAGTAGCTCTGCTGATTTTACTGTATCACCTATAACAGACCGTATTGGTTGTATTAATGGAGATACCATTCAAGAGGTTGGCGGTGACATTATGTATCTCGCCCCTGATGGTATTAGGTTATTAAGTGCTACTGATCGTATTGGTGACTTTGCTTTGGATGTAGCTTCTGATCAAATAGCTAAAGATGCGAATACTTTTCTTAGTCAGTCAGCTAACTTTTGCTCTGTCACACTAAAAGAGAAGGCCCAATATAGAGTTTTTTCATATGTACAATCTGAGCAGGACGAAGCAGCTAAAGGTTTAATTGCTACTAAATTCATCTCTCAGGGTGCTGCAGGTATGGCTTGGTCTACAATTAAAGGCATAAAGGCTTTTGTAGCAGACAGCAGATATACAGGAACATCAGAGACTATAGCTTTTGCTAATGAGGATGGTTACGTCTATGTTATGGAGACAGGCTCAGCTTTTGATGGTAACCCTATAGAGGCTATCTATGAGTCTCCTTTCATGCCTATAAGTGACCCACAGGTACGCAAAACTTTCTATAAAATGACTTTGTACGCTGAACCTACAGGAAATATGAGTTTAGACGTAAATATAAAGTATGACTTTGCTTCTGCTTCTAATAATAGAGTAGTGCAGCCAGCGACACAGCAGATCTCTGGTACAGGCTCATCTGTATTTATATTTGGTGCATCTGATGCTGTATTTAATACAGCTACATTCGGTGGTGAGCTTGATAAAATATATACTAGCAACGTTATTGGTTCAGGTAAAACAGTAGCATTAAGACTAGAAGATCTTTCAACTAATCCCACCTTTACACTCGACACGGCTCTGTTAGAATACAGCCAAGAAGATAGACAATAAGGAAACGACATGGCAGGTTATACAAGACAGGATACTGCAAACAACATTGCCAACGGTAACGTTATTGATGCAGATGACTTTGACGCAGAATATAATGCTGTAGAAGGGGCATTTAACGCCTCTACAGGACACAAGCATGACGGTACTGCAGGTGAGGGTGCCCCTATTACAAAGGTTGGCCCAAGCCAAGACCTTATTGTGTCAGGCAGTAATGTTTTACCTAAAACAGCAAACACACTAGATCTAGGATCTGATGGTGCAAAGTTTAAAGATAGTTTCTTTGAGGGTACTGTAACAACAGGTGATCTTGCTGTAACAGGTGGTTCTGTTCTTACTGGTAACGCTACTGTAGGTGGTACACTAGGTGTAACAGGGGCCACAACGCTGTCCAGTACTGCAGACATTACAGGTAACACTACAGTAGGCGGTACATTAGGTGTAACAGGTGCATCTACATTAGATAGTGCTGCAGTTACCAATAATGCTACAGTGGGTGGTACTCTTGATGTAACTGGAAACACAACAGCAGGGGGCACACTAGGTGTAACAGGTAATACTACTTTAGGTGGTACTCTAGGTGTAACGGGTAATACCACAATAGCGGGTACATTAGGTGTAACAGGTAGTAGTACTCTAGAAGGGTCTGTAAGCGTTGAGGGTAAAACAATTGGGGAGTATGTTCAGGATACTGTTGGTAGTATGGTTGCAGGTAATAGTGAAAATGGTATTACTGTTACGTACCAAGATACGGATGGTACGCTTGACTTTAATGTAGATGATCCTGATATAACTTTAACAGGTGGCGTTACTGGCTCCGCAACCATGACTAACTTGAACGATGTAAGTATTGCTACCTCTCTAGACACTACATCAGTAAGAGCTAAGTTTAGTGCAGGTGAAGGTATAGACATTGCAAGTGGTGTTATTTCTGGTGAAAATGCAACTACCTCTAATAAGGGTATAGCATCTTTTAGTACTACAGACTTTGTTGTAACTTCTGGTGCTGTATCTCTAAGGGATGAAGGTGTCCAAGATATTGTCGGTGGGATGGTATCAGGTAATAATGAAAGCGGTATTTCAGTTACGTACCAAGATACTACTAATAAGCTAGACTTCGCTTTAACTGCAGACCCTACTATAACACTTACTGGTGCTGTTACTGGTTCTGGAACCATGACAAACTTAGGTAATGTAAGTATTGCTACAACAGCTACTGCTGATCCTACGCTTACCCTGACGGGGGATGTCTCTGGATCAGCTACCTTTACTAACTTAGGTAATGCCAGCCTTGCTGTAACTGTAGCTAATGATAGCCATACTCATGATGATCGTTACTATACTGAAACTGAATCTGACTCACGTTTTACTGCTTCTGCAGGGGATGTAATGACAGGTACGTTACGTTTTAATGATAACGTCATAGCCAGCTTTGGTAGCTCTAATGACGCTGAGTTTTTCTGTAACGGTTCCCATATGTACTTGGACTTAAACTCCGGTATTGGTAACTTTTACATTCGTGATGGCAGTACTAATAAGTTTACCTTTAATGATAATGGTTCTTTCACTGCTACAGATGACATCACAGCCTTCTCAGACGCCAGACTTAAAGATAACGTTCAAACTATTGATGGTGCGTTAGATAAAGTTGCAGCAATGCGGGGCGTTACCTACCATAAAAATGGCAAGCAAGGTACAGGTGTTATTGCACAAGAGATGCAAGAAGTCATGCCAGAGGTTGTAATGCAAAACGATGAGTATCTATCTGTTGCGTATGGTAACTTAGTGGGTGTTCTTATTGAAGCTGTAAAAGAGCTAAA